GCTTTTTCTGATTGACGTTCTAAGCGACTTCCATAGTCTTTCAAGTCGGTTTTAATCTCAGGTATATCATCTAATTTTACCTCAATTCTTGCCAACTGTTCTTTTAATGAAACAAACTCTTTATCATTTAAATTCATACAAGACACTCCTATTTATTTATTTATCACCTCGTTTCCTAGGTATATATTAAGTATAACATCAATATGAGTGAATTGTAGTCACCTCACGAGCATTCTAAGGCTTTTAAACTGTGTTAGATGGGTGGTTATGCGTTTAAAAGCAAATAAAAAGCCCTCAAAAAGAGGGCTTTTTATTATTTGTTTAATAATTGTTGTGTTAGATAATCAAGTTTTTCTGACAGTGCGTCTAATTTGTCTTGCAATATTTCATTATCAGTTTTGTTTGGATTACCTGAATATTCGTTAACGAGTGACTGTATCAACGAATCCATTAATTCATGCGAGTTATTAAAGTCGTTTAGTAAACACAATTCAAATAATTCTTTAACGCTACCTTCTAGTGGGTGACCTTCAACTAAACACTCTTGAATATAAGCCTTTTTAAATTCTTCAATATACATATTATATCCTCCTATATATCTGCCGCTATGAAACTACACTGAATATTCAACCACGATCCTGAGGCTACCGCAACAAAACCATACGCTGATCCTGTCCATCCTGCTACACGTGATATATATATTCTACCATCACGATCTATTTGTAACAAAAATCTAGTAGAACCAGTTCCTTGCACGATAAATCCGAGTTTATCCGCTGGTCTATACCCTACGGGTAGTGTACCCATCCACAATTCTTCGTATGCTTGTGATGCTGTGATAATGTTGTTATTAATGAACGCTCCATACAACTGAACACTACGCATATATCTTTCAGCACTTGGAGCTTGCCCAGGGTATGCCCCAAAACCAGAACCAAATACAGTAACTTCTTTACGTGGTAAAGTCATCAAATCTTGATAACCTAGATGAACCGTTCCAAATTGACTATTAAATTCTCTATTATACATATCTATTCCTGTAGCTCCAAATACAGAGCTTGTAGCTGGTAAATCATCCGCACCATTTTGTACTGACTCAATATTCACACCGTTCCATGTTTGACGACCACTGGATAATAATGCGGATGTGGTAGTGTTATTAACGGCGTACTGTGTTTCCACGATTCCACGTTGAATGGTGGTATTACCTGTTAAAGTGGCATCAGTGCCAACTGGTTCTGTAAATGTGTTATTAAACTCACCACCATTAATAACACTACCATTAATCTCAGCACCAGTTATTATCTTACCTATTAATTCCTCTGCGATAATTTGACTTGCAAATTCAACTTCAACCCAAGCATCATTTTTACGAATATAAGCGTTTACCGCTACTCCATTGACTACTTTAAACCACGTGTCACCATTTACAGGGTTACTTGGCTCTTCCTCTTGCCATGATACTGTGCCTTGACTTGTGTCTATTGACATGTTGTTTATTACTATTTTACCACTAACTTCCATGATAACCCTCCTAATTTGAAGCTACACAATTGTATGTGTAGCGTAGTTCTGTATCTGCTGTTATATTGATTGTCTGCCCTGTAGTTGACCAATCATCTAATGTACCATTCAGTTTATATCTACTCCATTTAAATTCTGTAAATGAACTGGTAACATCATACCCATTTTCTTTAACCGTAGCACTTAACGTAATCACACCTTCTCCGTTAACAAAGAATGGTTGAGATGGTGTGATTTCCACAGTGTATACCTTGTTTTTATTCATTTCATCTTTAAATGAATTTGCCAAATCCCGTAATTCTTTTGATAGACCTGGGTCAATAATTTTGAAATCAGACAGTTCAACATTAATACTGCTTGTGGTGTAATTATATTCTATTTTTTGGCACCTACTAGATAGAAATAATTCTTCGTATTCATCCACAATGTTTAACGTATCCCCTAGATTAATAGGTACATCAATATTTGCAATATCAACTTCATACTCTGTAATAGGACTACTATATTTTTTTAATTCTGAAATACCGTCATTTAACAAGCTTTTTTTATCAGTTGAGGTATATGTTTTGTATCTAACTATAAAATTAGCTTGTGTATTTGTTCTTGACCAATAATGCGCATTTTCTAAATCAATCAACATGCCGTCATTCTGGCGTAGTAAAAACCTTCCATCTGGATCAGTCCAGTTATACCCTTTTAAATCTACTGGCTTGTCACTACCTTCTTGAATACCACCTTTTATAATCAATGCGTTGTGTAAGTCATAAATATTTTCTTTAGTTATTATTGAGTTTATATCCTTATTAACGTATAATTTAATATTGTTATCACGACCTCGTTTTTTTAAAATGTTTATTTTACGTTGTATTAAATTATTACCGTTAAATTCAAACGAAAATTCTAACTCAGCATTGTCAAACTGCGTTGCTACTGATAATATCCGCTCTAAGCACGTAGCTTCGCCTTCCCACTCTAATGTGCGTGTTAAGTTTGGTATTTCATTGATGCCAATTACCCAACCACTATCATATACAAAGCGTTCTATATATGCTTTTATTGTATATGGTTGGGTAGCTTTATATTCACTAACCGTTTCATTTATTAAATCAATAGAGGCGCTTTCACATTCAATAGTGCGTGTATTCATTAAGGGATTGTGTTCTACTGACATAATGGTTTGCCAAATGTAATTGTTTTGAGGGTCTACATACAATACATAGTCTCCTACAGAAACCAGTTTCTTGATTAGTGCACTATCTGTTTTTTTAAACCCCAATGTTAACTTCAAATTTCTTGATGCAGTAGACAACACATTGGTGTCTACTGCATCAATCACACTCACAGGTGTACTTCCATGTGTACTAACAATTGTTTTAAGTTTAAACATTCTATCAGTTATATAAAAATCCATATTAAATCCCCCTACAAATAACTTTCTTCAACAACACAAGTAACTTCCGCTGGGTTTGCCCAACTTGAAACAATAGGTTGTATAGTTGTTTCTCCTAAACCTAATGTAAATTTCTCCCATTGATTACCAACCACATTGAGTTCATTATTTATAACACCATTCACTAGAATTTTTCTAGATTTAACATCTATCTCAATTACATCCCCATCTTGGAAATAATTTCTAATGTTTTGAACTACAGGGGTACTTATCCAACGGAACTGGGTATCAGTAACGAATGGTCGTATATAGTTTGAATTTTGATAACGTTCAGCCCAAACACCCCAATACTTAATAGGTGTAGTGTCCTCTTCATTCAAATTATAATTAAACTCAACTTGTTTATCCACTATAACAGTGTTGTTATTAGTTATTCCTTTTACTTGAACAAGTCTCCATTTTAAAGATTTCTTATAACGATACATATTTATTTCAAAGAAGTCTTTTGTAAAGTCTTTACGTGAAATCATGATTGTTTTCAATAGTTTGCCTTTATACCAACACTCCATGAACATGGTGGTGTTGGTTGTAGCTGAATCTCTCAGTACAAAACCTAGATAATTTTCAACATTATCATCTGAAATAACGTACTCTATACGTCCCCTGTGGTTCTGACTTGGTGTGTAGAATCTAAAGCGGTTGTGTGTACTAAACTCTCCATTTCTATTGGCTGCTGAATCCAATGGAATAGCGTGTCTTAATGTAGGACCATGCCACTCTGCTCTTGTTTCTCCTGGTATCCAACCAGGTAGCGCACTATCAACATCTAAGTCCATATTCCAAGACCCTTGTATAATATTTGGAGTATTTGGATTGTTTGACATATATGGATAGCTTGAACCAATTGGTACATTAACTTCCATGTTCGTTGGTAACTGGCTACCATAAAAGCTCCACGAAACTACTTGTTGACTAACCACGTTTTTTATATTATCTACTTCTTCAGGATTTCCAAACTGTAATAAGGAGCCATCATCTTTCGCTAACGCAACTAGACCATTCTCACCTTGTGTTGTGAAAATGAAACGAGGAGTTGTTTTGTAAGTACCATTGTTTTGTACTTTTAGTAGGTCTGAAATACCAGTCGTTGAGGCTTCATAATTAATCGCCTGATAGTAACTTGGGTCATACGTCCAATGATAATCCTTTGGATTATTTGATGGTGCGGGTGCTAAACCTCTGTATTTATAATAATCAATATTTGGTGTTCGTGTATCTCCTTTTTCGATTTTTAACCAGTCAATTTGGCATGCGCCTAATGTTGATTGTGGGTACTGAATAATAGTTAAGCGCTTAGGGTAGTCAACCCCAACTTTCTGAGGTGTAAATGTTAAAGACCATGTGTCTGTCAATCCTTCTACTGGTACTAAGTTACCATATCTCAAATCTCCGCTACCCTCGTTGTAAACCATGAACGTTTGGGTAGATGGCTTGGTTGCTTTAATAGTTAACGTATAGGTTTGACCTACAACAAATTTTTCTTCCATGTCAGTTTGGTATAGAATATAGACGCTAGAGTTAATTGGAAACGCAATAGACTTATTGGCAATATTTTCACCCAACGGCGTTTTACTTAAATAGTATGGTGCGTCAAGCAAGTTAGGCTGGTATGGGGTAGCTGTTGATCCTTCTTCAAGTTTAACGTGTCTCAAGCGTAACCTACCTGATAGGTGATTAT